CCACCGATACCAAAACCAAGTGCTGCAAGACCAACCCCTGCGCCAACGCCCATAGCGCCAACTTTAACACCAGAACCAACCGCACTAGCAATAGACTTAGCCATAGCGCCGTCTTTCTTACCACCACCGCCACCAGATCCAGCAGGCGCTCCTGCAGGTGCACCAGACTGATTGTTGTCTCGTTGACTCTCAAGATCATCTAGTCTTCGTTGTTCTTCCTTAATGGATTCAGCTTCAAGGTGCTCGTGTATATTACCGACGATACTGTTAGTATCTGCAGCGATATAATTCGACTCCTTCATCTCTTGGACAACTTGTGCGATTGACATCTGTTATTAACCTTTTTGCTTAGACCTTTCAGTCTTTTCTTTAATATCTTCTATTAACATAGTGAGATATATCTCCCTCTCCCAAGGCATCATCGTTTCAACTTCATCTAGTGAATAATGGTAGTTATTCATTAACTGAAAATTAACCTGATAATAATTTGTCAAGTTATCATGAGAGAGGTTGATTAAAAAAAATCATCCATTCCCTTTAACGTCCGAACGTTATCATGCCCACAACTTGTACAAGTATATTTGATGTCTTGGAACACAAACGGAATACCATTTATGAAGTTAGCCATCATATCATATTGACTTGTTGTCATAGACTCAATAAACGCTATAACGTCTTCACGCGATTCTTCTTTCATCGAAATACGTTCTTCTTCCGTATGTACCGATTCCATACAAATTAGCATGAGTTCGAATATAGCTTCGGCGCTTGTCTTTGCTTGAGAAAGTGCTTCGTTATTTAAAAATTCTTCATATGTTGGATATCTCATCTTCACTGCGATATCCGGAGTTATTTGTAAAACAGGATCTACGACTTCATTAGAGATCTCTGACTTATCAAGATCTACTTTGACGTTGTTTCTTGTTTCACATTCACTACACGGTATTTCAATTTCTACCGTTTCGCCCACTGACTTTGATCTAATCATCGTAAACAGATAATCAATATCAAACGTAGTCAATGGTGTTTTAACTTCAACTTCTAAACAGGACTTTATTGTTCTTGTGATAGCTCGAAGTAAATCCTTTCTATCTTGTGTCTCAAGAGCAATCAATAAATTCTTCTGTTCTTTCACTAGGAATGGGCGGTATGTTGCCAACTGTCCAGTGGAAGGAATTGTCACTTCATAACTCGGTGTAGAGTTTAATTTAGGTAATGCCATTTTATAGTCCCATTGTTAAATGTCGAACTTGATTCCTCGGTTCAACGTTGATAATAAATCTCTCTTGACTTCCCAGTTTGTATATGAAAACTGAACTGTCATTTCAACTAACCCATCTGGGTCATTTGTTAATTCTATTCCTGATATAGTAGTTGGGAATGCATCTATCAACTCAACTGTATAGATTGAGTTAGCAAAGAAGTCAAACCCGATATTAAATATACCACCAATACTTATCTCTTTGCTATACTCCTGTCCAAGTATGCCTGTACCGTCTGGTTTGCGTAGTTGGTGTATAGTAACGCGCTTGGCGTAATCTTTCTTATAACCAACCTCACCGCGTTTCTCTCCGACCATTAGCTTACGCCACTCATCGAAATACAGCTTAGTGTGGTAATCATTAAGGACGTAGAATGTCATAGACACATCATCAACAAGGAAACCATCAACAATCTTTTCATTATAAAGACCAATGTTAAGATCCTTTGTGGTGACCTGCTTTCCAGGCATGGTGACGCTTTTACACATAAGGTTTAATGTGCGTCCAGTAAATCCACCAATCGTTGGTAGCTGAACAGCAAACTGGTTGGTCATCGCCACACCATTTGCTCTATTCATCTGGGACTTTAATTGTTCTATACTAGCCATTGATCATCTTCCTACTGTCTGAATATACTTTCTGACTATTACTCTTACGGAAATCAGCAGTTGGCAAGAACGTCGCTATCTCCCATTCTGGTACAGGCACCAACGCAAAGTTACCTTGTACTTGGCTATTAAGGTAATGCTTAACGCATGGTTTAAAGTACTTCAGTTTTGCGGTTGAAGCTAACAACGCATATGTTGCTTTAAATCTAGTTGCGTTGGTAAACTTCTTATCTGATGTAATATCCATTAAGCCATCAAGCATCTTAGCTCGTAGCTGTGGTGGTAGGTAATGAAGGTTCAACCCAAGGAATCCACCTTCGGCTGGACCAATCACAACAACCAACGGAAATCTATCATAATACGGCAGAGTGTCTTTATGCTTCGGATCGTAGAAGAACATATACATTGAACCAACTATCTCACTACTTGTCTGTTTTAGTGGTTCAGACTTCATTAAGTTATCTCGGTTGATACTGCGCATATTTTTAATCTTGTTCATGAACCAAGCGCGGGATTCCTTTGTGCGTGGCGTGATACCAGCACGGAATGCTTCGATCTCTAGTTTTTGAAATAGATTAGACACTTATGTCTCCGTTAAAAAATATAAATCTATTTATAACTATTTTTTAGATTTCTTTCTCGGAGTGAACTTCTTTAGTGGTTTGAATGCGAACTTGCCCTTGGGTTTTTGAGTTGACTTGGGCATAATACCCATAGCGGTGAGTTCTTTCTCTGTCCATATCTCAAAATGCCAACCACGGTCAAGAGCAAATGCTTTGGCTGCATGCCATTTAGATTGGTTCTTTATGTATGTCATACTCTCATTCAATAATGTTTGCCGACGTTTACCTTGTTTCTTTTCTGGTTTTAATGTCTGGGCATATGGCTTAACTTCAACCAGAATCTTCTTACCATCAGAGAACTGAATCGCAAAGTCCATAAAGTATCGATGTGGCTTCTTATCAGTCTGACAGATATAAGGTATGACAACTTCTTCAGAGACCCATTGAGTGACGTTGGTATTTTCGTCGCACCACTTCATAACGTGACGCTCCCACATGCTTCTGTACACTACATTATCAGGATCGCCTGCATATTTTTTAGGGTTCTTTGGTTTGTATCTTCCTTTATATGTTTTCATTATTATTATTTTGTTATAAATAGTTAACAAGTATTTATACCGAGAGCCAAAAATGGAAACTATTGAAGTAAACACAAGCGGACCAAAAGTAGGTGACGTATTAGATGAACAGAAAGATGACGTAGAGACAACATCAGAATACGAGCCACCAGAAAAAACAGAAACTGCTTCTGAAACTGATTTGCTCGATGGTCCATTGCGTTATCCTCTTGATCATCAGGATAGATATCAAGCATTCATTAAGTTCAGCCAATATGAGATTGAAGCTGCTACTGGTAGTGACGCTACACAAGACGCACTTGAAGGCGGAATAAATGCTACAGCAAAAGCTGTTTCCACAGCTGCTGACGAATCTTCTGGATTTCTTGACTTCGTGGGGGGTTTACTTAGTGATGCTGGTGATGCTATTTCAGATGCTATTTTTGGAGATGATGAAGAACCTCAAGACGCTGCCTCGGTTGATGGTAAAGATCCGGATAGTTCACCAATTATAGTAAACAGACGCGTGACTGGTAAAGGAGATCCAATTACACTATATTTACCAACCGCGTTGACATTTAATGATGGGTTACAATATGATAAACCAGCACTTGGGTTAGCAGGCGCAACTGCCTTTGAAGCAGCTTCACAAGGCGGTGGAATGTTAGAAGCATTAGGAAATGCAATTACTCAAGAAGCTAAAAGTATGTCCGAAATGTTTAGTGGTTCTGCAAGTGTGGGCGACTTGGCTAGACTTGGGTCAATTCGTGCTATGTCAAGACTTCCAGGTGCAGGTGCTCTACAAGAAGGTGCTTCCATTGCCTTCGGCGTAACTCTCAACCCTAATGTACGTGCTTCTTTTAAGGGTGTAACTCTACGTGAATTTACTTTCCAATTTAAGTTTATTCCAAAGTCTAAAGAAGAATCCAAAGTCGTTGAAGATATTATAAAACGTTTTCGCTATGCTGCATACCCAAATACAATAGCACTAGATGGAACTATCGAAGATGGAGACGCATCGGTCGAAACTTCTTTGTCTGCTGGCTATAAGTATCCTGACCTATTTGATATACAAGTTAAATACAAAACAAAGGGGGGAGAAGTTAGAGTAGGTAATAAATTCCAGAAATATTTCTTGCAATCAATCTCAACTAATTATAATCCAGGTTCTATGTCATTTCATAAA